AGGCCATCTTTTGCTGGCCACATTTTTTTACAACACGGCATGATCCATAATGCCGGCGAGGGACACACCCAACAGAGGACCGTCTTCTGTGTTCTTTTTCCAGATGTTACGCAGGTACTTGAAGTTGGTCAGCGTAGACTGGAACGTGCCTAGTATAGTAGACAGACGCACCTTACGTTTAAGTGAGTCTAAGCTGTCTGATTCACGCACTACCACCTCTGACAAATTACAAAATTGGTACGGGCGTAGCACTATCTCCGAACACGGGTTAGTTCCCCACATGTGACCTTGCTCACGGCGTTCGTTGCGACCTACCTGTATGTCAGCAGCTTGGCGATTAAATATACCACGCTCACCTGACTTAGATTCGTACAGGGACACCCACTCACGCATAAACGTACCCATCTCTGGTTTACCTTTGTAGGCTACAGAGTTGTTAGCCAGCGCACGTTGAGGTTCGTTCTCCCACCACATACCTGACTTGGCGTGTGCCATCTGGTCATCGTTCAGGTTGCTGAGTGAGATTAGGGCAGAACGACGTACACCACCCACAACCACAATCTCGCCTACCTTACACATCAAGTCGTGGCACTCAATAGGAAATAGCTTGCGTCCCCGCGCCTTTTGGAATGTTTCAATGGTGAAGTTAAATAGTTCTACCAACGGTTGCGGCCCTGATGCACGTCCACCCATTATCTTGAGGCGTTCACCAGCAGGACGTACAACAGACACATCAATCTGTGGCACCTGCCCAGCATACAACAACGCAATCAACTCACGGTACGCCTTTGCCCATCCGGGCTTGCTGTCACCGACTCTGATGACAGTATCTGAATCGTGGAAGTTGTCTGAAATGGTGGGTAACTTATCTACGTTCTCACGCTCAACAGAGAAGCCCACACCTGTACCACACATAAGAATGTACATGCACTCATCAAACGAACGCGGGTTGTCCACAGGGATGTACGAACAGTTGTAGCCACACACGTTGTCACGGTCTAGGGCAACACCCGAAGTCATCATAGCCCGCATAGATGGCATGACCTCTAGTCCCAGCACCGCGTTCTCTAGTTCGTTACGCAACGTGCTAGGAAGGGTGTAGGCGTGGTTGTTCTTTAGATGCTCCTGCATGTAGTCAAAGTATCTTGCTACTGTCTCGCCCCAGTTCTCGCGGCGTTGTTGGTCTTCTTTCCAACGGGCGTAACGTGACTTGTGGATGAACTCTTGGTATGGTGTTGGTAGTGAATTATTCATTTGTATCTCTCTCTTCTATCAATCTGTTTAGGTACCACTGGGCTTTTTTAAGGTCTTCGTTTCCGTTTTTGTATCGGTATCTCCAGAGGTATTTGATAATGTTTCCTTGCAGGTAGTATTGGAACCCATCGCCTGTCGCCGCCGCGATTGCTTCAATGCACTCGATACCTGCTTTATTGTAGTGTGGCGGATTGTTGACATTGTCTGCTTTCTCTTTCATGTACTGCTCGTGCCTCATCTGTTGTCACCACTGCCTTGGATAGTACCACTAGCCGCACGTTCTTTCAACTTCCAAATGTTCATGTCTGCAATCTGTTGCAGGTCATAACCTAAGTCGTCAGCAAGCACCGCACAGTACCATAGCACGTCGCCTATCTCTTTGGCAATCTCGTATCTAAACTCTGGTGTGTCTTTATCATCACGTATAATCTTCTTTACTTTGTCTGCCACCTCACCTGCTTCACCAGCAAGCCCAAGCGCAGGGTATGTTATCTTTGCGTTGGCTGGGTAGATAGCTGTCTTACGAGCCTGTATTTGATAGTCGTTCATGGATGTCATTGCTTCACTCCAAAGTCTACCTTCAATACATTTCCTTCTGTGTTAAGCACCCTATTTTCTGATATGCCAACCTGTTCTTCCATTTCTTCCATGAGGTCATTAAACGAAAGCCTTGCTAGTCCAGCTTCCATGACCCTGTCTAAGTCTGTCTCTAGCAATTCCATAATTCCCTGTTGTGCAACTATCCCTGCTTCTAGGTAGTCGTCGTCAGCGTCAGGCATAGGGGTGGTATCATATGCCGACACCCTAAACCCTTCCTTCTCTTCGTCCTCTACAGACTTTAGAATTATATACCACCTATCTTTTAAGAGACTACCTATTTCTAAATCATGTTCCCGCGTCATCTTTTAACCACTCCTCTGGTATGCTACCCTCTGCCCAAGGGAATCCATAACGGTTTGCCCAATCAGCATAGGTGGTTTTGCTTCCCTTGTAAATCTTATTAGACGCTCTCACAAAAACAAATCGTATGTCTAGGTCAGGGTATTGAGTCTTGATTAGTTGCATCTTAACCCTGTCACCCTTATCCAAGTGTCCCTTTGCCTCAATTATAATTCCATTTTCTGTAAGCACAAAGTCAGGAGTATAGGTTCGCGGCTTGGGTATGTAAGTTAATTTCATTTGTTCGTATTCATATGGAATATTCTTGCTTGCCAGTGACTTTGCCAGCCCTATTTCAAACTGTGACCTGTACTTTGTGTTTCTCATAATTCTAGCAACGGAAATGCTTCCTTCACCTCGTTCAGCCTTCTTGATAGATACTGTTCTACTTTTGGTGTTCGCTTTTCTAGTGACATTATTTCTTTTGCCAGCAACAGCGTCGGAAGACATACAGTCACCCCCTGTCTTAAATGATTGGTGATAACCCGAAACTCTGACTCAATTAGGCGTGTGTCACGCATTTCTGTGTCAGACATCAAGTGGCCTTTAGATGAAAAGTTTTCTTTCAAAGTTAGTGGAAGTGACCTTTCTAATCCGCGAACCTGAACGGTTGCAGGGTCGCCCCCTCTTTTTGTGTGCGACTCTATATATACACACATGAGTCTTGGATTCAGCGTAAACAATTCACGAGGATAAGAGTGTGTATATAGTATGGGCATTACAGTTCCTTCCGCGTCAGTTTAGTGTACCAAGCATTTGGTTTGAACTTAGCCTTGGACGTTACCTTTGGTGCGTAAACTGCTGACTTCCAACAGTTTTCCTTGAACGAACAGAACGTACAAGTCTTAGGCATGAGGCGGTTTCCTGTCTCAATCTTTTTGCCCTTGTCCGTGTAGGTTTCTGGCACTGACTGGAATGGTACACGAAAGGGTGCATCGTTCACAATAGCTTCGACACGGCTTTCGGCCTCTGCTATGTAAGTCTTGCTATCCTCTTCTTGGTCGTCGGGTGCCTGTACAAAGTCCCACTCACCACTGGATTTATCAATTACAATCCAACCACCAAACGGTCTGTCTTCTGCCTTGGCATACAAATGACCCTGCATGATGTAGCCGAATGGGTCATCCTCTTTGATAACGTCATAGCCACCCCTACCTGAAAACTTGTTAGAGAAAGACCACGGACTTGCGGACTTGATGTCCCATACCTTTTCTTCCCCATCTATATCCAAGATTACATCTAGGGTGCCTTTAACTTTTTGCCCTGCAATGTCTAGTGTACACTGGCGTTGTTCATCTACAATCTTTACTCCTGTAGACTTCAACACAAATATAGCCACGGCCTCAACCAAATCACCCATGAGGAATCGCATGATGTCGTTGTAGGCTACATCTTGCTTCATCCCCTGTTTCTCTAGTTGTTGCTGACACAAGGGGCGTCCCAACCCAGACATGCGTATGCGATAGTCCCCACGCTTTGTGAGTTGCTTACGCAGGGCGTCCTTGCACTCTTCACCAAACTTGTCTATCAAAGGTTCGAGGCGGGAAGAGTCTATTTCTCCCCGCCCCGCTTTTTGTAGAAAGTCTTGGACTTCTACAAGCGTTAACATATCTAGCCCGCCAGACGACTGGAAAGGTCTAGGTCATCGTTACTAACGCTTGCTTTGGTTGCCTGTTTGAACTCACCCATAACAGATTCGTTATGACCGCGAACGGTGTCAGCAAACTTCTTCATCAGTTCTTTATCTTCATCCGTGATGCTCACCTCTTTTACGAGGGACAACTTAGGAGTCCAGTAAAGTACACTACCCTTCTTGTGCTTTTCAGTAGACATTTCGACCACTGCTTTTTGCATAAGAATTTTCTTACGGGTAAGGTTATTCTCAATGAAGTCACGCACAGGCATGAAACCTGAACGCTTGAAGTACGCCACAAATGCCATACCCTCAATAGGAGAAGGTGTACCATCAGCAAGGGTTGCACTAGGCGCATCCAAGATACCATAGATAACTTGGTTACAGGCAACTGACTTACTTAGAAGAAGGCGTGGGTCATCTGAAGATAGCCCTTCTTCCTCTTGGCGTGATAGTCGTCCGCACTTGTTGCCACCAACCGAATCAGGAAATTCACCTGACATAGATGGCTTTTGCACAGACTTAGCCGCGAACTTACGCTCTTCGGCATCCCACAGTGACCACTCGTATGTACGCATAAGTGGACGAATGTTAACAGCATCTGCATATACAGGAGCATTACCATTCCAGATACGCCA